ATGGCGGAAAGGTACAAACTTAAAGCATCCCAGGTCGGAAAGCCGAAAAAACCGGGCATGCAGAACGATGGCGGCGGTCTCTACCTCTCCACCAGTAGAACCCTCAGTCAGTCCTGGATATACCGATACCGGAAGCACGGGAAACTCCGCGACATTGGATTGGGCAGCACCCAGGACGTGAGCCTGGCTGAGGCCAGAGTGCGCGCCGATCAGGCCCGGCGGGCAGTGCAGGAAGGGAGAGACCCGAAGGCAGCGATTCGACCCGAAGCTGACACAGCGGTTTACACCTTCGACAAGGCGGCAGAGGAATACATCAACAGCCACGCCCCCGCCTGGAAGAACAAGAAGCACCGTCAGCAGTGGACGAACACGCTCAAGACCTACGCCTCCCCCAAGATCGGCAGCAAGCCTGTAGCCAATATCTCTACCGATGACGTTCTATCGGTGCTCACCCCAATCTGGTACGACAAAACCGAGACCGCCAGCCGGGTGCGCATGCGGATCGAAAACATACTGGCCTGGGCAAAAGCCAAGGGGCTCCGGGAGGGCTTCAACCCTGCAATCTGGAGCGGCCACCTCGACCAGTTGCTGCCCCCGCGCTCCAAGGTGCAGCGAAAGCAGCACTTTGCCGCCCTGCCCTATGCCGAGCTTCCCGAGCTGTTCGCCAAGATCAAGAAAAAAGACTCCCTGTCCAGCAAGGCGCTGCAGCTCCTCATCCTGACCGGATGCCGTACCAGTGAGATTATCGGCGCCCGGTGGGACGAAATCGAAGGCGATCTGTGGACGATCCCCGAGAGCCGGATCAAGGCTGAGCGGACGCACCGGGTACCACTTTCCCCACGCGCCCAGGAAATAATCGAATCCATGCCGAGACAATGCGAGTGGGTTTTTCCTGGAGGAGGGAAGAAGCCGGGCCACCTCTCGAATATGGCAATGGCCAAACTCCTCAAGAGTTTGAGGCCCGACATCACGGTGCACGGATTCCGCTCGACGTTCAGGGACTGGACCGCCGAGCAGACCGACTACGAGAACCACGTCGCGGAGATGGCGCTGGCGCACAAGGTAAGCAACCAGGTAGAGGCAGCTTACCGCCGCGGGGATCTGCTGGAGAAGCGGCGGAGCCTGATGGCCGACTGGGCTGAGTTTGTGGCGGGGGCGCAATGAAGAAATTCTTTATAATTTCTGCCTCTGAAGACGAGGATCCCGGCCTGGATTGGGACGGATATGATTCGCTGCAAGATGCCCAGGATATGCTCGAATTCCTCTCACAAGGGGCATCCGGAACAGGCAGACCGGGAAAAGTGATCGAAGTCCACACCACGCCTTACGGTCACCTACAAAAAGCCATGGAGGACATTTCTCAATGGTCTTCAGATGACGCTGCGCAGGCCCGCGAAGCCTGGAAGAGCGAAGTTACTGCAGGTATCCCACAGGACAGGCTGGGACCAATCACTACGGCGGATGCGCTTTCTGAGGCCGGCCCCTCTCCTCATGACCAGTGGAGAGCCACGAAGAACTTGCTACCTGAGCTCGAAGCAGAGCATGCGGCTGGCGACTCGAAAGCACTATTCTCTGCCCTGGCGGTATGTGCCCGCCTCGGTCTTCCCTTGCCAGAATGGGCCGGGAATGCAGTGATAAAAGCCCACACACAGGCGAGCAACTACGAGATCAGTTCTTGGGACCATGCCTTTGGCGCTCCCTACAAGAAGGGAGCGAAAATCGCGCAACTCAGGATCCGGAAGAAAAAAGAACGTTTTGCGGTAGAGCAATACCGGCTCCGACGCGCCGCGGGCTGGTCATACGAAGAAGCACTGTGGAAAGCCGCGAAACTTGCGCGGATTGGCGAAAAAGCCCTGGAAGCAATGATTTCTCGGACGAAGGATCCCGACCCGAACAAGGCAGAAAAGAAGTAGTCGGCGCCACAGCTCAGGCTAAGCAGCCTCCAACCCTACGCAACTACAGGAATGAATAGGTAAAGGTTTAGCAGGACGCCCCTTTAGCATTCTCACCAGTACGCAGTTATTCGCACCGCGTCGAGTAATTCGGAAACACTGGAGAAACGAGAATGCAGACCGCCACTCATCAAGCTGAGCATGCCCCCCGCGCCCGGGAGCTCTCTACTCTCACCGTAAACGAGTTTTGTCAGCAGCACCGGATCGGCCGGACAAAGTTCTATGCCGAGGTGAACTCTGGCGAGCTGTCCATCAGCAAGATTGGCAGAAAAACCATCATCACCCCTGAGCAGCAGCTGCAATGGCTGCGCCGCAAAAGCCAAGGCGCCAGGGTTATGTCCGAAATCTCCCCCGCACGTCGCAAGGACCAAAAGCGAGCCTGATTTAACAGGGACCGCCAGCCCGCCAGCTGGACGGCCCCGGAGGAGGAGAGCACCTCATGAGCCACTCAAGTGTAGCCCACTGCGGCACCCACGTCACGGATCTTGCGGACACCCTGGCGACCCGCTCCCGGGCCCGGGCCGGAATCCGCGTTATCAGGTCCCTCGCTAACAAGCCAGGCCAGCGAGCCATTACAGCAGAGCTCTGCCGCGAGGCCGGCGTCGCCAACTTGAGCTGCGCGGTGAGCAAGATTGAACGCCACCTCGCGGATCTCGGCTGGCGCATTGTCGTCACCCGTCCGAGCTCCGCCATCCCCAACAGGTGGGGGGAGCCGAGCGGGCAATGCTGGTGGGCCCTGGTGCCACTGGAGGCCGATCAGTGATTAAGACCGCACCAGAGAATTCCGAGCTGCCCCTGCTGAGCCTCGAGAGCTTCGCGGCCCAGGGGGTCCACCTCACCGCGGAAGACCTCCGCTTTCTGCAGCGCGCCCTCCCCCTACGCCGGGAAAAGCGCGACGCTGCCATCCGCGCCTGGCTCGCTCACTACTGGACAGCCCACGACGCTGAGCCGGTAGATCACCGCAAGCGCAATACAGGTCTGCGCGCAGCCAACCAGGGGCTGCTGGCGCTGGTACAGGCGCGACGCGGGGGAAGCCGATGAATTTTTATCCTCACCACATTGGCGACTATGCCCAGGCCACCATGCACCTGAACTTGATCGAGGACGCGATATACAGCCGCCTCCTGCGCCGGTACTACGCCGAAGAGGAGCCAATTGTCGATGACATCGCCCAGGTGTGCCGCTGGGTAGGCGCACGCTCTGAGGAGGAGCGCGAGGCCGTCCCCCGGATCCTTCATGAGTTCTTCGAGCTGCACGATGGCCACTGGCACAACAAGCGTGCCGACGCGGAAATATCTGCCTACCAGGAGAAGCGCGAGAAGGCAGCGAGCAGCGCCCGGAAGCGGTGGGAGAAGCAAGGCAAACCCGACGCACCGCCACCGAAAACCGCCCGTAATGCGGACGCAATGCGAACGCACACCGAAGGCAATGCTAACCAGAACCAGAACCAGAACCAGAACCAGAACCAGAACCAGAACCAAACAGTTAAAACAAAGGGCGTCGGCAAGCCTCCGCCGTTTCGGGCGAAGGATATTCCCCTGCCCCCTGTCATCAACGCCGATGCCTGGTCGGAATGGTGCTCGTTTCGATCATCGAAGCGAAAGCCAATCACCAGGGACGCCGCCGACAAGCAGGTGGAGCTGCTGGCGCAGTATCCCCGCCACGTCCAGCGGCAAATCATCGAGCACTCGATCAGGAACGACTACCAGGGCTTGTTCCCCCCGAAAGGCGGCGGGCCACCAGCTCACGGTGGAGGACCAGCTGCGGCGCCATCGTCGCGGAACACGTCATTGGAAGACGACCTGCAAGACACGTCATGGGCACACTGAGGAGCAAAACCATGGACACACAGACAGCCACCGCCATCGGCGAATACTTCAAGCCCACCAGATACGCCCTGGAAGCCATGCAGCTGGCGGACGCCGCCGGCGAACTGGCCAACCGGGCACACATCGAAATGGACCCGGCCTGGCTGGCGCCTGTCGATCCCGCGGCAGGTTCCGGCGACCTCCGGGAGGTGCTGGCCCGTATCGATCGGCGCGGGCACCAGCTCAGCGACGTGCTGGACAACCTCGAGGGACAGCTGGCGCTGGGTCGGCCGGACCGCAAGCTGGCGCTGCCCATCGTCCAGGAACTCTGCGCCCAGGCCCGGGACCATGAGCTGGCTGTGATCCTGCACCTTCGCGAACAGGACGCCCGGTGATGAGCCGCCTGCCCATTGTGCTGGTGACTGGCACGGCGCTGCTGCTGTGGCTCGGCATCACCCTGCAGCCTGCTCTCCAGACCCGGGCGATGCAGTCGCGCATCACCACCCTGGAAGCGGAGCTGGCGCAAGCAGATCAGGGCTGTCACTCGGCGCCGGCGGCCGGGGGTGCACTGTGAAGGGGTTTCAGCTGTCCCGCGCCACCCTCCCGACATTCCTGCAGGAGCTGGAGCGCGAGCTGCAGGCCGCTGGTGGCTTCCTCGAGGTAGACACCCGCAACCTCCGGACCGGTCGCTGGAACATGGCCCGGCTCTGGCGCGCCTGGATGGCACCGAGCACCAATTACCTGGTCGAGCGCGGATACCGCCAGGCGCTGCTGCTGGATCCGCAGGGCAGACCCTATGGCCAGCGCAACCTCACTGAGGAGGACGCCCACCAGGCATTCACGGCCATGTGGCTGGGTGTCGATCGGGACGGGTACCGGCTGAGCTGGTCCCGCACCGGACGCCCGGGCATGCGCGCTGCAGACAAGCGGGAGCGGCTGATCGCCCTGCAGCGGCACCAGGCCTGGGCGCAGCGCCGCGGGGTAAGCCTGGAGATTCCCGTCGGCTGCAAGATCGACGTACCGGCCGCCCCGGACGCCGCCCGCGACGATCAACAGAGGGCCCTGCCCTGATGCCCGCCGCCCGTCCCACTGCCCGCCGGCTGCGACTGCTGGCCACCATCGATGACCTTGCCGCCCAGTGGCTGGAGCATCGAGACGACCACCAGCTGCTGGCGCTGGCGCGGGATCCTCGGACCACTGAGGTCTGGCAAGCCGCGGCTGGCGCCTACCCCCACCCGGCCCGGGGCCAGATCGCCCTGGCGGAAGCCCTGCTGGAAGGCCTGCACGCCCCGGAAAACTCCTTCACGCCCCGCCAGATCACGAGCTGGCGCGAGTCCGTACTGGCCAAGGTGGCGGAGCTCGAGGCCCTGTTGGATGCCGGCCCGGGCAACCTGGTGGCCACCCTACCCTGGGAACAGAGTTGCAAAGCGCACACCCACGGGCTTCGCACGGTAATGGAAGCCACCACGCGGGCCGTGACGCTACACGGCGCGCAGATCAGCGGCGAGCTGGCACAGCGCAAATACTTCGTCCGAACCATGACACTCGCAGTCCGCGGCCTCACTGGATCCAGCCAGCCGCGCCTGGTGGCCGCCCTGGCTCGCGCTGCCTTCCCCGGCCGTGACTGTGACAGCTCAACAGTCTGGAGAGCCTGCGAGGACCTGGGCAGCCTGGCCCGCCTCCCAAGTGACGCCGCGCTATCTGATCACGCCTGGCTGGGGCAAGTGGCCGTCACGCTCGATGACGAACCGCCACCCGCTTACCGCGGCGCGGGTCCTTCCGGGAGATGACGGATGGCCACGGGGGCGAGGAAGCGCGGATTCTGGCTATTTATGAAATTTTTGAGGGTAGGTTGTTGTTTCGATGTCGCGCCCTGTAGGCCATCGCCCTCGCCCTTCGTGGTTCCACAAGAGGCTGAAAACCCCAGGGGCGGGGCCTATTTCCGCGGGGAAATTCTCCGTGACAACAGCCAGGCCGATTCACGCCGAAGTCACAACCCAGCTGACCGGCGGAGCATTCCGGTGGCCGACGCGGTCCGGGTCCTTCCTAGGGGTTACGCGATCACCACGGGGGCGCTGACTCGCGGTTTTCGGGAGATTTTCGGCGCTCCAGGGGGTGGTGGTTCATCCGCAGCCCCGGAGGCAACGGCGCCGAGCCGCGTATGCACAAATTCGGTGGAATCGCCCAGTTTTGTGCTGATGACCCTTCACCCCAGGATTGCGAGGATTACCCCATGAGCGACCTCACACGAGAAAAACGGCAGCAGATCCGCGCCCACCTTCAGGACAGATTCGGGTCTGCTGCGCTCCGCGCCGCGGCTGGGCTCTCGCCCGATGAGCTGACCGCCCGGGACTGGGCAGGCCTGCACACCTGGACCAGTGAGCTGCAGAAGCTGCGCGCCCGCCCCGACTACTCGCTGCTGATGGAGCGTGCCCTGCTCCAGCAGATCCCCAACCCGCGGGACACCGCCCTGCTATGCCGGGCCTTGCTCGACCCTGATTTTCTACATGCTGCGAACCAACCTGCAAGCCAAACACAGGAACACACGTCGCTAAGAGGTGACCCAAATGCCTAAGTTTCCTTTCTTGAAGAAAGCCCAGAAGCCCGAAGCCCCAGCCACCGGAACTGTAAAGCCGCCCGAACCGAAGCCACCGAAGAACGCCCTTGAGGCTCTGGCCCGGGGGTTTGAAATCCCCGCAGATCAGGCGCGGATGGAACTCGACTTCCTGGCCAAGGAGATCAGAGTGCTCCGGAATGCCGCGGCCACGGCAACCCAGCAGGAGCGGGAACGGGTGATGGACATTTACCGCGCCGCAGTAACCACCGGGCAAACCCAGATGCTCGGCAACCTGATCGAGGGTGGCGTCTCCCAGAAAGAAGCGGTCGAGAGGGTGCTGGAAGTGGCGGCCGCCTCGGACCCGCACATTCAAAACTCCCACAGCCCGGAAGGCGGGCACGGCCAGACCATCGATTACAAGAAAATCTACAGCAAGCAGAACCGCCGGAGCGGCAACAAAAAAGATTGAGGGCTGCCCGTGAGCATTTATCGCAACAAGCGAAAACAGCCAGGGAAAGGGTCGGCAGAAATGACCGCTCTTGATGTGCTGGCCCGAGGTTTCGGAATCACCCCTGAACAGGCAAGCGAACAGCTCAGTACCTTGGCCGAGAAAATAAAAGACCTGCGCGAGGTGGCAGCCACTGCCGCCCAGAACAACGCCTACAGGGCAACTGTAACCGCGAAGGAACTGAAGAAGCTGGGGGAGCTGGTCTCGAATGGCGTAGACAGAAATCGGGCTTTTAACAGCGCGATGGGTCTGCCACTGACAAACCGCCCTATGCCGGGCAGCGTCCGCGCCGCCCCCGCTGACAGCTCCCGGACCAATGAAGCGGCAGGCAAAACCATGGCCGAAATCAGCGCCGACTACTGGGCCAAACACCGGAGACACCGCCATGACTGACACCAACCTCGATAACCTCAAGGGGTTTTCCGACGCACTCCGCAAGGCGCCGACAGTCGCCCAGGAAGGCGCCCGGGAGGCGCTAATGGTCGCCGCCGAGATGGCGCTGGATCAGGGCCGCGAGCAGATCACTAAGAATCTGAATCTGCCCCGTGAGTACGTCTACCGGCACCTGAATATCCGGAAGAACCCGACACGGCAGGACCTGTTCGCGGTCATCGCCGCCCGGCGCCGTCCCACCCTGGCCACCCGCTACGGTGCGGACCAGGCCACCACCCGTGCCACCAGCACCCGGGGCCTGACCGGTGACCCCTACCGCGGCATTCCGGCGGGCCAGAAGGCAGCCGGCTCGACAGCCTGGTCGGCGACCCGCGGCGGCTCGAAAAAAGCGTGGCGGCGTACCTTCTTCATCAAAGGCAAAGACAGCGGCGCCTGGATCATGATTGAGCGCAAAAAGGCTAAGACCCCCGGCATGAGCGCGAAGGAAGACTGGAAGCAGAACCTCTCTGCCGTTGTCGGCCCGTCCATTGACCAGAATTGGGAGCTGGTCCGGGAAGACATCGCACCGGCGGCCATGGCACTGGCGCAAGAGCGATTCCTCGAGTACCTGGAGGCGAACCTGTGAGCAAGTCCGAAGTTGGCCAGCTGCATGATGCTGTCGAAACCGTCCTGCGCCGGATCCAGAAGGCGAACGGCTACCACACCGACCTGGGCCTCTCCGTCCACCGGGGTTTCTGGGCCCATGTGGTCAGATCCCGGGAAGCCGCCTTCCCCGCTGTGGTGATTCATCCGGGCGCGGAATCCATCGTCAAGGTGGCCGGCAGTGGCCAGGCAGCCATCCTCATGGTCGAGGTGGTCCTCATGGTGGCGGTCGAGCTGACCCTCGATGCCAGTGCCTATGACGAACTCGACTGCTGTACCTACGACATCCGGCGGGCCATCTGTACCGCCCGGGAGGAAATCTGTCAGGTGGGCATGGAAGACGGCCTCGAGCTGGACGAGGTCGTGACGGGGGTTTCCTCTGACTCCAAGTACGCCCTGGCCGAGACCGCCATCGGCGTGCGGATCGTCGAGAAGTATGCGTAACCACGGGAGCAAGGACATGGTACTGATTGACGAGCTGCAGACCATCCTGCGGGATGCCGAGCAGCTGCAGGTGGATGCCGAGGCCGCCGCCACCCGATCCGCTGAGTTGGTGGCCGAGTTGCTGGCGCTGGAGCCGCCGGCGGATGGCTGGACCCACGAACACCGGGCGCGCCTCCTCCAGCAAACCGAAGCCCACAAGGTGCCGCCTGAAGGTGCGCCCAAGGTCGCGGTGCTGATGGTCAATCACAACGTGGCGGAAGAGGCTCGAGGCGCGGTGAGTCGATCCCGCGAGAACCTGCTCGCCGAAGTGGGTCGAGTAGCCATCACGCGCCTGCAAGAGCTGGCCGCCCAGCGCCCCCTGGCTGAACTGGAGGCCATCGCCGAGGCCCGCCGTTCCGACCTCACCCCGGGGTCACTGAGCTGGATCTGGTTCCCGGGTCGCGGCCTCTTCCGCTGGATCCGGCGCCGCTGGCGCTCCCACCAGTTTGCCCGGGCCGCCCTGGTGCTGCGGGATCAGCTCGACGACCTCGACGACCTGCTGGACGTGTTCCGCCTGCTCTGCCCTTGGGTAACCGTGCCCGAGCACGTCCAGCGCACCCTGGACGCCGCCGAGCAGTATCTGGTGGCTCACCGCCAACTGCTGGAGAAGCTGACCCATGGCGCTTAAAGATCAAGTTGTAGAGCTGGTCCTCCGCGCCCGGAACCTGCTTTCCAAGGATACCGATGCCGCCGCCAAGTCCGTTGATGAACTCGCCGGAAACGCCGATGGTCTGACCAAGAAGCTCCGGAGCCTGCAGGACCAGGCCACCCTGATCAAGCAATTCGACCGGGCGGCCAAGGCGGTGGACACCACGGCAGCCGCCTACGACCGAGCCGAGGCTCGCCTGGACAAGCTGAAGGCGACACTCGACACCACCGGTCCACCCACCGAACGCCAGGCCAAGGACTTTGCCGCCGCCCAGGCTGCAGTGGATCGCGCCGAGAAAGCCTACCGCAGTGCCGAGGGGACCCTCGGCAAGCTCGCCAAGGAAGCGGAAGAGGCCGGGGTCGATATAACCGACCTCGCCGGCGCGCAGCGCGAGAACCAGCGCGAGACCACCCAGGCCAAGCGTGCCCTGGAGGATTACAACAAGGAAATCGCAAAAGGCGAAGGCCCCCTGAAAAGGTTCGGCAAGTCCCTCGCCTCTGGCGCCCTGAGCCTCGGCAAGTGGGTTGCCGCTGTCGGTGCTGCTGGCGCCGCCGGTACCGCCGGCCTCCTCACCCGCATGACCGCCAATCAGGCCGAGCTGGCGCGGCAGACCATCGCAGCCGCCGACGCCTTCGGCATCAGCACCCAGGCCCTACAGGAATGGCGCTACGCAGCGGACACCGTGGGCATCGAGGGCGACAAGGTCGCGGACATCATGAAGGACGTTTCCGACAAGATCGGCGACGCCTTCCTGAATGGCACCGGGGCCGCGGTGGACATCATCAAGGAGCTGAACCTCGACCTCGAGGAGCTGGTCCGCCTCAGCCCGGATGAACAGCTGCTGGCCATCTCCGAGCAGCTGCAGGGAATGCCCAAGCCCGCCCAGGTGCAAATCCTCGAGTCTCTGGCGGGCGATGCTTCAAAGCTGCTGCCCTTGCTGGAGAACAACGCGGACGCCCTGCGGCAGCTGTCTGAAGAGGCGCAGAAGCGCGGTGTGCTCCTGAGCGATGAGGAGCTGCAGCGCCTGGCCGACGCCGACAAGGCCTTTGACCGGATCCGCGACCAGATGGTCGCCTTCAAGAATCGGATTGCCGGCGAGCTGGCGCCCACCCTGACCGACCTCGCCAACGAAATCGACGCCTTCCTGACCAGCAACCCGCAGCTGATCGAGGACATTGCCGCTGCCTTCCGGGGTCTCATCGAGCACACGAAAGAGTGGGTCACTGGCCTGATCAACTCCCAGGACAAGCTCGACAAGGTCGCGGATTCCGCAAAGGGCGTGCTGAATGCCTTCCAGGTCCTCGGCAGTGGGGTGAAGGCGGTTTTCTCTGCCCTGATGACCCCGGTCACCGCTTTCGGCACGGTGGTATCCATGCAGGGCGCGGCCCTGCTCAGCCTGGTCGAAGCCGTCACCAGTGGCCTGAACAAGATCGGGGTGGTGAGCGATGAGGCGGTGGCCGATGCCCAGGCCCGCGCTGACAAAGCCTGGGCTGTCATGGACCGCCTCGCAGGCGCCACCAAAGGCTGGGTGGTCAATATCGGCGAGGCCGGGAAAGAGATTGCGGACGTGTTCAGCGGTGCCGCCGACGGCGCCAGCCGTGCCCAGGAAGAGACCGACCGGCTCAAGACCAGCACCGAGGGCCAAGCCGCCGCGGTGCGGGAGCTGGCTGATGCACAGATCCAGGCCGCCATCCAGGCGGGCGACCTCGACCGGGCCAACGGCCTGCTGCTGATTGCCCTGAACAACACCCGCGAGGCCCTCGAGGAAGCCCAGAAACAGTATCAGAAAGACCCGTCCGAAGAGCAGGCGCAAAAGGTCCAGGGCCTGAAGCAGCGTTACGAGGAGCTCGATGCCACCCTTAGCAACCTGACTGTTCCCGACCTCAGCGGCGCCGATGTTGCCAACGAGACAATGGGGCAGCTCGCGGACAAGACCGAGGCGGCCGCCACCAATCAGGCCGAACTGGGCCGGCAGATCGCGGAGACCGTGCGTGCCCTGGAGGCTGCGAACGCTGCCTGGTCGGCAGATCCCTCAGAAGAAAACCTGGAGCGCGTCGAGCAGCTGCGGGCCAAGTACAACCAACTGCAGGATGCCCTGGCCGGCCTGGCGGTCCCTCCCCTCGACGGTGCTGATGATGCCGCCGAGTCCCTGGACAACCTCGCCGGCAAAGCCAAGCAGGCTGCCGAGGCCGTGGAGCAAACAGCCGGCAAGGTGGCGGTCCTCACCAATGAGACCCGGGCAGCTGGCGCGGGTGCGCAGGAGGCCGGTGCCGCCGCCCTCAGCGCCGCCGAGGATGCCGGCAGCGCAGTGGCGTCGATCTTTGACGGCTGGGCCGGCCGAATGGACCAGCTCTCTGCGAAGGCCTCGGCGGCCTTCTCCCGAGCGATTGGCAACACCGGTGCCAGCGGTGACGCCAGCAACCTGAATAGCCGCCTCGAGGCTGCCAACGAGCAACTGGACCAACTACGCAAGAACGTCAGCAGCTCACAGATCACCCTGAGCATGAGCCGGATTGCCCGCCAGGGTCTCGACATCGAACGGCAGTTCCTCAGCCAGGCCCGAGCCGTGGAAGAGATGACTGCCCGGATTCAGGACGGCGACCGGTCCGCCGGTGTTCTGCGCATGACGGTCGATGGCATCCGCCAGCAGTTCGACCTGCTGGATGACCAGCAGCTGACAGGCCTGTTCGGTGCCGTGAGTGCGGTGCAGCGCGAGGTCGACAGCCTGCGCGAATCCCTCAACGACACCATCAACAGCCTGCGCCAGGAGCTGGCCTCCCTGCGGGGCGACACGGCCCAGGTGGAGGAGCTGCGCTACCTGGAAAAGCGCCAGGAGCTGGAGGCGCAGTACCAGTACGCCCGCCGCCTCGGTGACCGGGAAACTCAGGACGCGGCCCGGCAGGCTCTCCACTTGCTCGAGCAGGCCCACCAGATCCGGGTGCAGGACGCGAAAGAACAGGATGCCGCAGCCCGCAAGGCCGCCGCTGCCCAGGCCGCCGAGGAAGAGCAACGGCGCCAGCTGGATGAGCGCGAGGAACGGCAGGACATCTCACGGCAGACAGCGCAGCAGCTCGGCTCACGCTCCACAAGTCAAACCACCCGCGTGGTGGAGCTGCGAGTGGTCGGACAGAACGGCCAGCAGCTGGCCACCCTCAACGCGGTGGATGACGGCAACCTCGAGAACTTCCTCGACGCCATCGAGCGCAGCGCCTACCTGGCGCCAGGCCGCTGAGGTGATGCCGATGAGACCGACCCGGCCACCCCACCCTGCCCGACCCTTACGGGTCCTTCCTGGCCCCAAATCGGGCGACCACGGGGACGGAGACCCCGGTCTGACAAAAAATTTCGGGCACCCTGGGCCTCCACCACAGGTCACCCCTGCGGACCGGGAAACCCCTTAAAACACAGCTCCGGCGCGTTTCGGGGCACTTGAGCAAGTTGTACATCACGCACAGAGCAGAGGATCAGAGCCATGACAGCAGCAACAGCAACAAAAAAGGCAGCCAGCACCAGCCTCAGCTGGGAGGAATGGCTCCACGAACGGGACCAGGCACAGAGTGAGCGCGACAAGGCAGCCGGTCGCCGCAACGCCGCTCAGGGGGAGGTAAGCCAGAGCGGCATGGGCGCATGGGTCGGTTTCCAGCGCATCACGGAAGAGCTTGCTTGGAAGTACGGTAATGGGTTCCACATAGACCGGCCAAACCATGAGGGCGACCAACAGGAATACGTTGATAAGCTGAAACGGATTCTGACCGCTCCCGGGGCCAGGGTGACGCGAGAGGAAGCCGCGGATCTGCGGTCAGCTCACGAATCACTAGGCGCCTGCATCAATAGACGAGAAGATGCACGAAACGCCCTCGCCGAAGCGGAGGAGGAACTCGAGGCCGCCAAGGATCGTTTGCGGCAAATCGAAAGCAACCGACCGGCGGTCAGCAAGACCACCATCAGCGCGCTCGACAAACAGGTGGCCGACGCCGAAAGCGATGCCGAGCGCATCAACGCCAGTATTGCCCGGACGGAGGAAGAGGCCCGCGCCCTGGGCGTAGCCCTGGAGGAAATCGACCTGCCCAGTCTGGCGGTGGATGTCGAGCTGGCGACCGATGACGACCGGAAGCCAGCCCAGGCCGCCCTCGCCTCTGCTCAAAAACGATACGACAGCCTACAGGCAGAGCTGGCGCGCACCGAGGCCCTGCTGGAAGGATTGCAGCGTCGGGCGGCCGCTGCGGATGAGCGCGTCGCGGAGATGCGCTCGCTTCGCCGGCAGGTGGCCTTCGAATTTCTTCACCCGCAGCTGATGGATGCCGAAGCCAAGCTGGTCGAGGTCATCAACGGCCCTCTGAATGACGCCATGCTGGCGCTGCTGCGGCTCCAGTCGGAGGTGAACGAAGTGGCACCGGAAGACCAGGACTTTTCCAGCGGCCTGCTGGAGGTGAAGCTGCCCTGGCTGTCGGATGAGAACATGCCCGAAGGAGGCAATGAGCTCACCCTGCCTCGCCGCACTGAGCCGCGGGCAATCGGCTGATTGAGGACCGGGCTTGTCGAATGTTTCGAGCAGGGCAGAAGCATTCTGGTGGTCAGTCTCCCGGATCGCTGAGGCCACCGGCATGGATCGCCGCACAGTCACCCGCCGCATTGCCGAGGCCGGAGTCCCGCCTGCGGATGAACGGCGCGGCCACCCGGTTTATGAGCTGCGCCGGGTGCTGCCCGTGCTCTACGCGGAGACAGTGGCACGGCCTGGCACGTCGCCGGATGACATGCTGCCCACCGATCGGCGCGCCTGGTTCCAGTCAGAGAATGAACGAATCCGGCTCGAGAAGGAATTGCGCCAGCTACTACCAGCACACGACGTCGCCCGGGAAATGGCTCAGATGGCACGGCAGTTCACCAACAGCCTGGAAACGATACCGGATCTGCTCGAAAGGGACTGTGGCTTGAATCCTCTGCAGGTGGACACAGTTTTCGAGGTCCTCGACTCAGTGCGGGACTACCTCTACCAGGTGATGGCTGAGGATCTGGACACCGAGAGTGGGGCCGAAAAGTGAAGTCCCGAACCTATGGAAAACCTATCCCTTGGCTGGGATCACGCGGGGTTGGTCGGTGAGTGCCCGCGACACCAAAATAACCCCGACAGCCCGCGGCACCGCCTCTTCTCGTGTCGGTCCTGCCGAACGGTGCGCGGCGGGCATCTCTTCTACGTCAAACCCTCGATCCAATGCCCAATGAAGGGCGTTTTATCATCGAAGAAGATTCGAGTGCGACCATGCCTCTGTTGGTGAGCCGCTGCCGCCGCCCTCAAATCGTGAAATTTCCTCTCGTGTTTATCTGCCCACGGGCCATCCGCTTGGCGCCCTCCGGGAGACCCCGGAAGAAGCCCAGCAGCTCACCCTCGCGCTGATCGTCCGTCATGGTACCCATGCCCGCCAGGATGGCGTCCAGGGTGTCCAGGCTCTGCTGTACGCTGACTGTCACGATGCACCCCCTTGCTGGCGCCGCGCCTCCACTACCCTGCGCATCTCCGCCAGCACCCGGTCCCGGGCTTCCTTGGAGAGGCCCTGGAACAGCCGCAGGGCCTCCGCCTCTTTTGCCGTCCTCGGGGTCATCATGCTGCACCTCTCTGCTGACGCTGAGCCACCTGCTCGCGCAGGGCCTCGACCACTGCCCGCTGGCCATCCTCGGACAGGGTCCGGAACAGCCCGACCAGATCCGCCTTGAGTTGTTCTGGTGATTCAGTCATGCCCGCGCCTCCCGAAGTGCCGGAGCGGCACAGCGCCGCCCCGTGGTCTGCTCTGTCACCGGCACCCACCTGCTGGCGCCGTTGTAATCGTCCCCGCCCATGGCTTGCCACTGGCGGCCCTTGCAATCGACCGCCCAGCAGCCAGGCTCCCAGCCCTCGGGATCCCGTAGGCGGTCCATCCACCCGCAGGCCTGGCCGTGCTTGTTCACGACCACGACACCGCGCCGGGCCAGATCGGCCCGGGTCTCGCGCCACTGGGCGGCCACCCGGCCGGCTCTCTTGCTATGTCTAGGCTGCATGGCTGGCGCCCTCCCCGACGTTCTGTTGTGCCTGGCGCTGGAGGGCTGCAAGCAACGCCTGCCGAGCCTCCGGGCCCATCTTGAGGTAAGCCGATCGGAGAGCGTCCTTCACGGCATCGGCTTCGGCTGAATGAGCTGCCCGACCTTGGCGCCCACTGCTTTGCATGCTCATGATTCACCCCCTTCGCTTTCCTCTTCCAGAGCCCACAGGTAATTCGGCGGCAGCATCCAGTCCAGAGCGGTACCCTGCTGCTCTCCCCCGCCGTGTGAGCATGCCATCCAGCCGATTTGACCCAGGAGCGCATGCAGCGCGGTCAACCGCTGGTGCATGGTCTGGTGGCCGGACTCGCGGCGCTGAAACGCCAGATCCTCAGTAATACTGCGGGCAGCCATAGACAGCTGCGCTATGTGCTCCATCACCACCGCGAGCTGGGCCTCGGTAGCACCCCCCAGGGATTCCAGATTGCGAAAATTCGCAAATTCACCCATGACGACGCACCCCCATGCTGCCCAGTTGTTTGTCCCGCTCCAGGTACGCAGGCGGCAGGTACCACTCCCGCGCATCCGACCGGCTGTAACCCCCGTGAGAGTCACAGGCGGCCCCCAGGTGCTGGGCCGTGGCCCGGATTGCCACCAGGAGCGCCCCGAGCTGGTCCGGGTCCTCCTGCAGGTCCTCGATGCCGCGGGACGCCAGGTTGGCAATGGCCTCGGCGGTATGCGCCGCCTGATCCACGACAAAATCCGCTTGCTCCAGTCGCAGCCGCAACCGCTCGACCTCGCGACGAGATCCCGACAGCTCGGGGACGTTTCCGATAGAATTCACCTCAGCCATGATTCACCTCCAGTGTAGGTGTGTTGTGGTCAGGGGTAGCCGGTGCGGCAAACACCGGTTGCCCCGTTTCTCTGCCCACGCGGGCAAAGTCAGTGCTGGCGCCCGTCATCGCTCGGGGTCATCCAGAAAGTCAGAGATCCAGGCAATACCGTTCTTGACCAGGGCAGCCGCTCGCCGGCGCTCAATGTTCATGCGCCTGGCCACGTCCTGATAGGTAGCGCGCCGGAAGAAGTACAGGCAGACCGCCCGGCCGGATTCGGGATCCTCCTGGCACAGGGTCGCCACGGTGCGGTCCACTTCGGCCGCAACGGCATCGGAAATTTGGGGGGAGCTGCTGGCGCGTCTCAGGGACTGGAAGCCCGGAGCCACTGCAGCGTAGTTGAGCTTGGCCAGCTGGTTGCCACCGTCGCCGACCTTGGACCAGTGAGCCCACTGCTCAAGCAAGAAAATTGTGCCGTTGTCCACAAACCACCCTCGTGAGCCGCTGTATCGACGAAGGAGGAATAAATGGTCACTGATGGGTCACTGATCGAGGAAAAGGGCCAAAGGTAAGTGAGTGCTACCGCTGAAACCCTTGTATTTGGTGCCCCCGCCAGGACTCAAACCTGGGACCTATCCCTTAGGAGGGGATCGCTCTATTCAACTGAGCTACGGGGGCAACAGGGCCGCGAGTATAGCAGCCCGACAAGCCTGATGGCACCTTGCAGGCGCGCGTAAGCACCTGTGCCAGCTTGGCCGGGCGCGGCACTCGGCGGCGGCTGTGA